GTCAATACCTATGATCTTCGTTCCAGTTGCAACCCCAGCGTTACCAGCAACGAATTGTCCAAGTGTTATATCATCGATACTAACTTGTGGGTCAATTGTGAGGTAAGAGTTACCAACAACACCGATAGTTGGGTCAGTGTTATTACCTTTGGTGACTGTGGTTCCAATACCAACACTTGCACCATGTACAAGACCCTGTACTGCAACAGGCATGTTATTTGCACGAGTCACATAGTAAACGTAGATGTTACCAGCAGGACCTGTGAAAGTGAAAGTTTGTTCTGGATATGTAGCAGTTGTACCACTACCAACGTTCTTAATTACCCATCTAGATCCGTTTAACAGAATACCATACTGCTGGTTATAATCCTGATCTCCTCTGTTGTTTACACAAACAGGATAACCAGTATTTGCAGTAGTACCGTAACCGTTAACGTTTCCGTCAATATAGGGTTCAAAGTACGCAGTTGCAGACGGAACATCTCCCTCGGCAGGAGTTGTGTTACTTGTGAAAAGTTTTAACACAAGATTTCGCGGTGATGTATCTTCTAAATCTGCGACAAAGTTATTCTGAGCAATCAGATAACGTAGCGACTCAATTTCACCAATATTAGGAACGAGTAATGCCATTGAAAAACTACCTCTAGGGGTCTAGAACGTTAAGAACTATTGTTATTTATAATTTTAATTTTAGAGAGATTAGTAACCTTCTAATCTGATTCACACTTATAACATCGAAACGGAGAATATCTCCAGCTACAATGTTAGTCGTCCAATTATTTAGGACATCATCAAAGTATTTATCCGAATTGGTTAGTTGCACTCTCGAACCACCAGTAATACTAGAGAAATTCGGATAATCTGCGAAAGTGCATTTTTCTATTTCAAGAACAATATCACCAGTCTGATCTGACAAGACTCTGATATTTTCGATAAGTCCAGTGACATCTATGGTAAGTTTACCTTTGTCACCAGGCTGCATTGGAAGACTGCCGCTATCAATAACATAGTTTACAGTTCGTGTTAAATCAGCAGCTGCAGCAAGAGCAATGATCACTACGTCATCATTTGCTGCTGGAGGAGTTGTAAATACAACTTTATCTCCAGAAATATTGTAATCGTTCGACGGATCTAGGAAAAGACCATTTTTAGTAACAATAAGTTGTTGATTATTGTTAGGAGTATATGCTGCTCCTTGGTCATTTAGATTAAATGTGGTTTCAGTACCATCTTGTGCTGGTGTTTTTCCAATAATGATATTACCATATTGGATCGACTTTGAGGGAACCTCATAGTCTACACCGACATTATAACTGCCAGGATCGTTGAGAGTGACTAAGTAATCTGCCATTATCGTGTTACGCCTGGAATTACAAGAAGGTTTCCTTGTATTGGTCTAGTCTTATACGCATTAGGCGATTCTAAAACCAGATCATACACATATCTCCCTCCTTCTATCACAGCAGTAATGGTAGATGCCATTGCAACTTTGATCTGTCCGTTTACTCTATTTGGAAAAGTTACCACAAAAGGAGTAGACTTAGATGCCTCAGGGTGCTTTCTTAGTTGAGCAGATCCAGTATAACCTGTTAGATTCAAAGCAGATGCGTTCTCGTTTCTGATCGTGAAAGTAGCTTCAAAATCTACACCTTGATCTAAAACTAAGTTGATGTTCCTTGCAGTCATCTGTCAAAAGGGGGATTTTAGTTATTTATCTAATTTGCTTAAAATTAGTTTCATCATATCTTTGAGTTCATCAACATCATTCTTTAGTTTATCCATTTCAGCCGCTTCCTTTAACTTTTTCTCCTTTAATTGGAGATAACTATCGTATGCAGAATCATTGCAATTTAATATTGCACCACTCTCTTCATCTCTATAAAGAGAATTACTATCTTTCACTTTGACTTTTTTCATTAGATAGATGCGATTGCTCTTAGGTCACGGATCTTAGGAACATAAGCAAAGTTAGTTCCCGACATCACAATCTTGATTTGGAATCCATTGAACTGTGGAAGATTTTTCACATTGAACTCATACTCTTTATAATCCTCTTCTGTCTGAGATGCCAAGATTCTTCTATCAGCCTTACCATTATTCTTTGCCTGATCAATTACATTTCCATTAGAATCTAAGTTTTCAAAGCCTGGGAATAGTTCAAATAACTGATACTGTGGTGGAGCATCAATTCTGAATATTCTGTAAAGAACTCGAATATCGTTTGTTGCGTGTCTGTAAGCATCAAACATCACTTTCAATCCATCAGCAGACTTCTCAAGATTTACAACTTTAGATAAGTAAACTGCAGCACTAGGATCATTATTAATTGAATTGACTCTTCTATCAGTTGCATAATCAGTGATCTTGGAGTTGAGTCTATCCATGATAGTAATCATATTGACTCTATCCAAGTCAATCATAGGACTGACTTTAGGATCATCTGTACTTAGATTGGTTTGTAATGTAAATGACTTTCTGCCTGGGAAGTCAGTAAGTTTTGCAAGTTCATTTGCTTTAGAAGCAACGATTCTAGGAGTAGATAAGTAGTTGTTACTCTGTAAAGATACAGACTCATAACCTTGATCCACAAATGCCTTCAAGTTTCCATCAGGACTGTTACCAGTGAATGTTCTGATCTTCGCATTGATCTCAGTTCCCTCTGGTAATAGAGTTGCAACGTTAGGTCTGACAATATTGAACGCAATGTTCTGTGTCGCCATAGGTCCGTAAGAATTACCAACTTGTACATACTGTTGATCGTAACTACCACCAGACTTATTCTCAGCAAAGAACAGTTCTGGGAATCCATTTGCATTTCCAGTTGCTCTATCTACACCTCTACTTGAGACACCAACCTTGATCCAATAGTGATCAACATCAATAGGATACTTAGCGTTGTCTGTAGGAATGAAACTATGAGATGTGTTGATTCTTCTGAGAGAAACACCATTCAACTCATACTTGTAAATCTTATCATTTACATTGTAATCACCAGCCTTAGTATCATCAATAGATCTAGTAATGTTATTCAAAGTTGAAGTTGTGGTTGTTACACCAGTATATTTGATAATCTCGTTTCCAAGTTTAATGTAGCCTGGGTTAGAACTACTGACTGGGATACTCTCAAATGATGTGAAAATTCCAACAGCAGTGACAGTCATATCTTCTGTACTACTCGAATCAACAGAAGCTGTTAACTTCTCAGGTTTTACATCTGCCTCAACACCACTCAATGTTACAGTATCTTCTTGAGAGTACATACCATGATTAGAATGTCTCACTCTAAAGTGTAATCCATCAGTCACATTATTGAGGTATGTGATAGAACCACCGTTGACGATACTTGTTCCACTACCACCAACATATACGATGGCAGATGAGGAGTCAACTTTAGGAATACCTTGAATATTATCAAGAACTAAAGTATTGAAGGCACTGATCACACCAACGTTATTTGGAATTGTTAGTCTCAGATCTTTTCCGAATCCACCAGTATTTGTGGCAGACACAGTAAGAACATCTCCAGCAGAGTATCCAGTTCCACCAATAGCAACTGTTGCAGCTGTAGCAACTCTATTCGATACAGTCAAGTTGACAGTTGCACCAGTTCCCTTACCAAATAGAGAAGTAACAGGTACATTAGAGTAAACAACAGATGTTGCAGCAAAACCACTACCACCATTGGTAATTGTCAAATCACTACCAACACCGATTGCACCAAGAATTTTATTCAGATTTGCACTAAAGTTTGGATTTGCCTGTTGATAGATAGTTGTTCCTTCTGTCAATCCAGCTTGTTCTGTTGCAGTCAAACTCTTTCCTAAACCGACAACTGCATTGTATGAAAGCATGTCAATAGGGTTAGGAGCAAGAGAAACAATCTGTCTGTTTCCAACTTCAAGATCTGGGTTGTAGAAGTTAACTCTACCAGCACTTGAAGTAAAGTTTGCTCTGTATAGATTGAACTTAAGATCTTCTAACTGACTTGGATCCCATGTAGCACCGTTCTGTGACTTGAACAATGATCCAAGTAGAGGTTGTTGAGATACAATAATTTTATCAGAGTCAGCAGAATTGAGTGTTGTAATATCTTCCTCACCCATCCTAGAGATGTAAACGAAGTATTCGTTAGATGCAGAAAGAAGAACAAGTGCAAACTCTCCTCCACCTTCACAATACACAGGTGCAGGGAAGGTAAACGTTGTCGGTTTAGATCCATCATCTGATAATACAACTTCATCAGGATCAAGAATACACTCACCAAATGGTAAGATTTCTTGAGTAGGCAAACCAGTTTGAAGTGTTCTTACTTGTAAAGTAACAGGTAATTGGTTTGTATCCTTTGCTTGGAAGTAAACATCACACTTAGTAAGGAATACACCATTGACATCAGGAACTTCAAAAGATTGTGCAAGAGGGTCAACCCATCTAGTCTGAGAAGTAGATCTGTTAGCAAAGGTGTTATCAATAACAATTCTACTACTTGTATCTGTAAGAGTTCTATCCTGAGACTGTGGGATTCTCTGTACGTCTGCATTTCTCATTCTGAGAGTAGAAGACTCAACAGTCTGGAGTGTACCAGATGATGTGAAGTTTGCTTCACCAGAACTATCTGTGAATCCAGAGATAGTGGAGTTAGTAGGACTCGAAGATAATGTAAATGTCTTAGTACCAGTATTGAATGTAGGTGCGGAAGGAATTGTAGGATCAGGTAAGAATAGAGATCCAATCAATGATCCTGCCTTATCTGTAATCAATCTAATTGCAGTCACAGTTGCGATAGCACCACTAGATTGACCAATCAACTTCATACCAGTAGTGATATATCCGTAGAAACCAGAAGCAGCCTGAAGTTCTAAAGATGCAGTATCAACGTTTAATAATGTTGTGGTAGAAGAATATGTAGATGAGATACTAGAAGCAGGGTCATAAGGATTCTGTTTATAGACCTGTGAAGGATTGTTGTAAGGACCATATTTGTGGTTCTGGTTTGCAAGTCTAAACCTAATTGCATCATTGTTTGTATTAGGACGACTTCCTTCAACAACTTCACCAGCACCAAATGTACCACTCACCATTGTAATCTCAATGAGTTTAGGTACAACATACTTCGACATGTCAATACTATCGAAGAATGGATATAATCTTGTGTTTGGCTTAAGTCTTCTACAGATAAACTCAATGTTTCTGGATCGCATTGTAGCGATAACTTCTGTATTTACAACCTTGTCGCCAAGACTTGTGGTATCAAATCTTTCACCAACACGGAACTGAATACCAGCTCTAGTTTGGTTAGTAGTGGTTGTAGTTGTTTGCTCTCTGAAGTTAGTAGTTCTGTCTCTGAAGTTAGTTGTTGTAGTGATAGGAATACCACGACCTTTTCTAAATCCACCTCTTCTAGTAGATCTACCAGTTACAGTGGTTCTAGTTTCACTAAAGAGAGAAGGTCCTGTGGATGTACTTGATCCTGTCCAAGTTGTTTCCCATGAACCCCAATCAACAGGTGAAAGACCAGTGTTACTATCTGCACCAGTGATTCCCATTGTAGAATTGAAACTACCTTCAATATCGTAGGTAGCAGCAGTTCTTCTAGTCTCAATCCATGTGTCAGTGCCTGGATTCAGTTCAACCTGACCAATCCAGTTCACAACAGCAAATGGGTTTACATTCTCGATACGAGTTGCAAAGTTATTTTCTAAGTAAACTGTATCACTATAGTTTAAACATACAACGTCACCGATTCTCTTGACATTTGAATCACCAAGATCTTCAACAAATCTATAGTCAGCAGTAGGATTAGAAGATGTTGCAGCACCAACAATCGCTTCTGATCCAAGTAATAGGTCGATAGAAGTTGTATAGTGTTGTGGTCTCAGTCTACCTTCTTTAGCATCCACAGATGCTTTGTATGAACCGTTGTTTACATCACCACCAGTTACAGACTTGAAGTTATCAACAAAGAATCCAGACTTAAATCTTTCTAGATTAGTTTGTGGATCACGAAGAGACATGTTTGTAGTCTCTACTTCAAGTAATGATAATGCAGTATAGTATTCAATATTTTTAATTCTGTTCTCAATACTTGCGATATCCTTCATTCGGAATCGTTTATGTCTAGCGATTGTGATTTGTGCATCAGCTGGATCATAAAGATAAGGAGGAAGTTGAA